GTCTTTTGGTAGAAAAAACTGCCCCTGTTGCTACAGCTGTTTAATCTTCAGTTCAACCTAATAAATAGATAATAAAGAGATATTAATAATATGGCTATTGTACAAAATCCACAGGATTTGACTAAATTTATTGACCTGTCTGATATGGTTGTTGACGTACCTGTGCGTTTTACAATGACTGAAGATCTTGGTCTGTTTTCTCCTAAGTTCCTTTCTACTAGCACTGCTGCAATCACTCGCACTTCTGTTGAAGATCAAGTAGTAACCGACAAGACTTGGGGTTCTCGTGCTCAAAACCTCTTGGCTGATACCAAAGCCTACTTGACAGTTAAAGTTCCTAACTTCGGTTTGGAAGATGCCATCCACCCAGAAGATTTGGATGGTAACTGGAACTGGGACATGATCCTCCAAGGTGAACAACCTGAATCTCTGGTAGCAGAACGTGAGCGTAAGCTCTCCAAAATGCGTCAAACCATGATGAATGCTTGGGAGACTGCCCGTATTCAACTGTTGGTTGATGGTACCGCATACGCTCCTAATGGTACTCTCGTAACTTCTTATGGTCCCACCATTAACTTCTACACTGAATTTGGTGTGACTCGCCAAGACTTTGAAGTTAGTCTGAATGATGAAACTGTTGACGTTCTCTCTGAAGTTGAGCCTATGATTGCCTACACTCAGGACAACCTGAATGCTGGTGTTGTAGTTGGTCAGTTCATCGCAGTTTGTGGTAAAACCTTCTTCAGTAAGTTGGTATCTCACCCTTATGTAAAAGACGCAGGCAAGTATATTGACTTCTCTCAATCAGAAGAAGTTTTGTTGGGTCGTTTGACTGCTCGTGGTCTTCCTTTGGACAGCCGCTATCGTGCTTTCTCCTTTGGTGGAGTTATTTGGGTAGAAAATCGTCGTGCGGATTTCCCTGCTGCTGAAGCTCGTATTTTCCCAAGCGATCTTCCAAATATGTTCGTTACCTACTTTGCTCCTCACAAATCACGTTTCTCTACCGTAAACGGTGCAGCTCGTGATATGTACTACTTTGAGAAGCTGGAAGATAACGTATATGGTGAGCACATTGATATGTATATGGAATCTAACTTCCTGAACGTATGTCTGTACCCACAAGCACTTAACCGTGTTGTTATCGCTGCTTAATTTTAAGTAGAAAACTTAGAGAGCTTCGGCTCTCTTTGTTATTCTAAAGATATTTCAAACGAGATGTCTTTACAATAACAAATAATTTTAATTAAACACTTAGAGGTTTATATGGGTTCTGGTATTAATAACGGTTCTTTTTGGTATCGTTTGAAGAAAGCTGTTCAGACTAAAAGCACCCCTGCTTCTGGTCTGACAGACGTTACTGTAAAAGATGGCGTTGGTAGTGTTGTCACTACTGTTATTACTTTTACTGACAAAGATGTAACTATGACTGATGCTGGTGCAAACGGTAGTCATGGTAGTTTGAAGATGATTGATTTCCCAGAAGGAAACATTGTCATTCTTGGTGCAAGCACAGATCTAGCCATTGAACGTGTAGGTACAGCTCTTACAGCTACCTCTGCTGTGGTTGGTGCTGTAGGTACTACTGCAACCGCTACCGATAATGCTACTCTAACTACCACTGAAGCAAACATTGTTCCTTCTACAGTTTCTACTTTGACTGCTGGCGCTGGTGCTACTGCTGGTCAATCTACCGCTGTTGCTGTTATTGATGGCACTGCTGCTGCTATCAGCGCTTACTTGAACTTTGCCACTCCAGATGCAGGTTCAACTGGAAATGATGCTCTGACAGTAAATGGTACAGTGACTGTAGTTTGGACTACAAGCGGCGATAATTAATAATAAGGGGCGAAAGCCCCTATCGGAGATAATGTGGCTCTATCAGCAATAGAAGCGGTTAGACTCCGCATAGGATTGTTTAATACAGATAATCCATTTTATTCTTTAATCTCAGATGACCAGATTCAATATTGGATTGATTACTACGATGGTAATCTGGATTATGCAGCATGGAAATGTGCAATTTGCGTATCTCTTGCCCTGAGTTCAATTCCAACAAGAGAACGTATTGGTGAGGTAGAAGTTTGGAATGATATTTCTAAACTTTATGCTAAAGCTTTACAAGATATGATTGGGGCTAATCCTTTCACCTCAATCCCTGTAGGACTGATGCCTTATGCTGCTGGTATTAGTTGGGAAGATATTTGTGCAAACATTTCTGATCCAGACGTTGTTCAAAGTGTTCTTCTGAGAGTTAGAGAGCCTATTTCTACAGTAGGATATTGTGCAGATGAAATCTCAACTGGATATTAAAGCTAACAAGAAAGCTTGGGAAAAACTTAGGGCACAGCTATTAAAACCCACAGACACTCTTTTAATGGGTTACTTCTCAGAAGATACCTATGATTCAGATAATAATAACTTACCTGTAGCGGCTGTAGCAGCTTGGCAAGACCAAGGAGCACCTTTTGCTGGAGAAAAGCATATACCCCCTAGACCCTTCATGTCTTCTGGATTGACTGAAGTTGTTAAGAGTATATCTATCAAGAAAGCTATAGAGATGGCTTTTATAAACTATCTTGGTGGTAAAAGTTTAAAGAGTCAATATAAACACGTTGGTGCTGCTATTACTGACGACATGAAAGAATTAATTGAAGATTGGGATGACCCACCAAACTCACCGAGTTGGGCTAATAAGAAAGGTGAGGATAACCCACTTGTATATACAGAAGTAATGAAAGATTCATTTACAACAAAGGTAACTAAGGAAAATGTTTAGTCTAATTAAATATAAAACCTATACAGTTACTCGTAGAGAACAAGGATCGTATGTAAATGGCAGATGGGTTGAAGGTACAAACTCTACATTTGATATAAATGCAAGTATTCAACCTAGTAAACCATCTAAAGTATTTAATATGCCTGAATCAGATAGACTAAAGAAATGGTGTACGGTTTATTCTACAACATTCTTACGGTCTAAGAAGGAAGGAGATGGTGGGTATTCTGGTGATATGTTCCAATGGCAAGGTGATTGGTACGAGGTCAGATCAGTAAAGAATTGGGATACAGGTCAGACAGATCATACAGAGTCAATGGCTGTTAGGGTTGAATTGACCCCAGATGAGGTGACGCCATGACGACACTTTATACTCAACTACAAGATGATATACGCAAGGTAGTAATTGAAACACTAACTGAATTTCCAAACCCAATTGTCATTTTTGCTAATGAGGGTGGAACAGAGCCTGCAACTTCATATTGCACAATCTCTATATTAAGTTTAGAACAGGTAGGAAGATCCCAAGAAGCCTCTCAGTCTGTTACAGATGACGATGTATCTATCACCTCCCAAGCCCCTTTTGAAATAACAGCATTAATAAGCTTCGTAGGAAGTAATGCAGGAAACATGGCTTACTCAAGTCATGGGAGAATATCAAATTCACTATTAGCGAGAGAGGCGGCTCAGTCTTCTTCAATTGCTTTGATGAGAAAATCGTCCACAAGGCGAGTCCCTTATTACAGGGAAACTAAATGGGTTGATGTTTTTAGTTATAACGCAACCTTCTTCTTTATTGGCGGTATCACTGATGTTATCCCACTTATTAAACAGGTGGTCATAGAGAATGTGGATACTTCTGAATTAATTAACATCCCCGAAACTATATAAGTGAGATAATAATAATGAGTCAATTGGATTCAATTATTCAGGTTACAATCCGTAGGGATACAGCAACTATTGAAACTGCTGCATTTAATATTCCTCTGGTATTGGCAACCTTCACAAACTTCTCTGAGCGTGTACGTCAGTATTCAGATATTGATGAGATTCTTGAGTTGTTTGGTTCAAGCTCTAACGTATATAAGATGGCTACCGCCTTGTTTGGTCAATCAGGCAACTATGGTCGTCCCCCTTATATTCTTGTTGGACGTAGACAAGTAGATTCTGTAGTGGGTACTATCCCTACAGCAGTTGAAGGTGCAGTTTATACTGTAACCATTAATGAGACTGATTTTAGCTATACTGCTGTTGCACTAGACACCGCCGCTGATATTGTTGCAGGATTAAAAACTGCATATGATGCAGCTCCTATTTCTGGAATTACTTTCACAGATAATCTTGATGGTACTTTCGATGCAGCTGTTACTGTAGCAGGAACTGCTTGGTCTATTGTTGCAACTGATAACATTACCATTGATTTGGATACCCCTACTGAGACTTATCCAGAAGCTCTTGCTGAAATTAATCAAGAAAACAATGACTGGTACTGTGTAAATTGTGAAGATCACACAGACGTTGTTATTGAAGCTATTGCAGAATACATTGAGTCTCAAGAAAAGATTTATATAACTTCTTCTTCTGTATCTGCTATTAAAGCTGCTACTCAGACAGATATTGCTGCAAGTCTTCGTGATCAAGCCTATTCCCGTACTGCTATCATTTATCTTCCTACTGCCGATACTGAATTTCCAGAGTGCGCTTGGGTTGGTGGAATGTTGCCACAGATTGTTGGCGCTGCTGATTGGGACTTTAAACGTGCTACTGGTGTCACTGTAGCTAATCTTACAGAGACTGAAATTACCAACATCAAAGGTAAAGAATGTAACTACTTCATGCGTATTGTAGGAGTAAACATTTTCCAAGAAGGTGACATGGTTGATGGTCGTCCAATCTATGAGATTATCATTAAAGATTGGCTTAAAGCTCGTATGCAAGAACGTATCTTCTCACGTTTAGTGAACAACCTGAAACTTCCTTATGACCGTAAGGGTGTAGCTGCTGTTGAATCAGATATTCGCAGTGTACTTGCAGAAATGAATGCTAACGGTGGTATTGATAGTATCCTTATCAGTTCTCCAGACCCATTTGCTGCTTCTGTTACTGATCGTCAACAAGGTATTCTGCGTACCTTTAAGTTCAGTGCTCGTTATATTGCTGGTGTACGTCAAATTATTATTGACGGTACTCTTACTGTTTAATTGGAGAATAAAATATGGCTGATACAAATTTAGGTACTTATTCTCCAGATGATATGGTTTGCATTATCACTCTTGGAGATGTATCTCACCCCGTTAGTGGATTTGCTGAAGGTACGATGGTAACTGCTGCTCGCACTAACCCGATCTCGACAATGATTAGTGGTGCTGACCGTAGTGGATACCGTGTATATCGTTCTAACAAGACTGGTAGCATTACCCTTTCATTGATTCAAAGTACATCCTCTAATGACCTCCTTCAAGGTATTATTGATAAGGATGAGTTGTCTCGTGATGTATTCTTTGAAATGTTTGTAGCTGATACTTCAGGTCGTAGTTGGTTCAGAGCTACACAATGCTTTATTGAGAACCAACCAGAAGCTTCCTTCAGCACTGAAGGCGAGCAACGTGACTGGATGATTACTGCTCTCGAATTAGAACAACACCTTGGTGGTAATGCTAAAGTTCCCGCCGATGTTGCTTTGCAATTAGAGAAGCTTGGATTCCCCGTACCGGATCGTTGGAAGCAATAATATTAGGGGAGCTAGTCTCCCCTTTCTTATTTAAAGGTTTTACATGAAATTACTTTCATATAGTCCAGAAGATGTAAGTATAACTATTGGTAGTTTCTTTAGTGTAGAGGGGTACGCTACAGGTACTTTCGTTGAAGTTACAAAAGATGTAATGCCTTATGTATCTGGTCGTTCCGCTGATGGTTGGGTTGAACGTAAATATACAAATAATACCACTTATTCAATAAGCATTACTTTGTATAGAGCAAGTCCAACAAATGATGTATTCACCAAGCTATGGCAATTGGATGAAATAACACAAACTGCTAAATTTCCAATCTTCATAAAAGATGGTGGTGGTACAGGATACTTCTTTTCACCCACAACTTGGTTTGAAGAAATACCCTCCCTATCCTACAGTGATACGATTGATACTTGTACTTGGAAATTAAGATCAGATAGCGGAGTTATCCACATAGGTGGAAATGATAGGCAAACTGCCTTAGAGAATATTTCAGATTTGATTTTATCTGGATTACCATTAGTTCAACAAATCATTAATGCTAATGGGGTATAACAATGCCAGATGTAAATACATATAATCCGTCAGATGTATATCTTCTCATTGGTGGTGTAAAGATAGAAGCGTGGGTAGAGATAAATATCTCCAGACAGAATCCCAGCTTTCGTATCGTGAAAGGTATTCGAGGTAAGCACACCAGAGTAAAAGATTTAGATACATCTGCAACAATAGAAGTAACAATGCTTCAAACATCTCCAACACATTTATTCTTCTCTGAAATTCTTAAAGAGGATTTAGAGAAAGGTGGTGGTAGATTAGATATTTTATTAATTGATAAATCAGGAAGTTCTACATTCAGTTCTTCCGAAGCGTTTATAGAAGGTTATCCACAAAAGAGTTTTACTGACGGATTAGAACCAGTAACGTGGGTAATACAATGTCAATCAACAGATGAGTATA